CTCGGAGTGTCATAAAAATCAATCAACTTCACTTGAAGTGCAGCCGTAGTATTTTTGGAACTCGAATCAATTTCAACGCCTGATACACCCGTAGTGGTGCTACCAGCCCCGAAAACTAGATTACAGTTTTCATTTAAATTTGCCGCTACTAGATTTGTTGCGTCTGAGTCTTGCTGACAGATAAACAACTGATGAGGATCATCAGCTACAAATGCTATCGCATCAGATGCAACTGTTCCATTAGGGAACGTGTTATTAAATCTAGGCTTTGATGTACTTGGGTCTGTATAAAAACAACCCATAAATACTCCTCTTATAGCGTCGCCCGCTGTCG